GTAGGTGATGACTTTGGATTTGACGGGAACGTGTTCTGAGGTTAAATTATGGATAAGTATGAAAAACTCAACGAAACATTTGATGTGACACCCGTTGAAATTGAAAAGGTAAAATCCAATGATATCGATGCGAAATTGGCCAAGTTTGAAAACTCCAAGGAAGATATCCGTAAAGACTATGAATACACCAGGGGTAATCTATATTCAATCATTGAAAAAGGACAAGAGGCAATCAACGGTATCCTAGAACTTGCTCAAGAAAGTGAGATGCCTCGTGCTTATGAGGTTGCTGGTCAGTTAATTAAGAGTGTGTCTGATGCCACGGACAAACTCATGGATCTACAGAAGAAGTTGAAAGATGTTAATAAGGAAGAGGAGAAGGGACCATCCTCAGTTACCAATAATGCACTGTTTGTAGGATCCACAGCAGACCTACAAAAAATGCTTAAAAAGGTAAACAAAGATCTAAATACTTAAAAAGAGAAAATGGTAGCTCAATCAGTAAATATTCAAATTGATAAGGGAACTGATTTTTCTCATAACTTTGAGATGAAAAATCCTGACCAGTCTGTATTCAATCTGACAGGATACTCTGCTGTTGCTAAGATAAGAAAGTTTCCTGAGGCAACTAAACAACATAGTTTTACTGTTGGTATCACATCAGCAACAGGAATTATTGGATTGTCGATGACAGTTGGTGTAACCACACAACTGACTAACGGAAGGAACTTCTACGATATTATCATCACATCCGGTGTAGGCACTGTTACCAAAGCATTTGAAGGTAGTGTAATAGTCAATCCATCCGCTTCTGTCTAAATATAACATAAGAGCTCTTTTTATCGTGGAAGAAAATTTAAGAGAGGGATCCCTTCATAAGTGGTTTAAGGGATCTAAATCTAAAGATGGTAAAGGTGGTTGGGTTAATGTTGTAACGGGTGGAACCTGTGCAAGTGATGAACCTGGAGAGGGAACACCAAAATGTGTTTCTTCAGCGAAAAGAGCGAGTATGAGTAAGTCCGAGAGACTTTCTGCTGCTAGAAGAAAGAAGAGAAAAGATCCCCGACAACAACAAAAGTCTGGTGCTGCAAAACCAACATACGTTGCAACCGACAAACCCAAAAAGAAGAACGAGGAATTCAACATGGAAATACAAGAGTCAGACAAGAAAGGTAAAGGCAGTGGATCAAAAGATGCTTGTTACCATAAGGTCAAGTCTCGTTATTCTGTGTGGCCTTCTGCTTATGCTTCGGGTGCTCTGGTAAAATGTCGTAAGGTTGGTGCTGCCAACTGGGGTAACTCAACTAAGAAAGAAGAGTATATGGCCCTTCCTGAGTTTTCTGATATCCAGATCAAGGCAATGAGAGCCGCTGGTATTGAAGTTGATGTAATTGACGAGAAGTGCTGGAAGGGATATGAGAAGAAAGGTATGAAGACTATGTTTGGTAAGAGATATCCAAACTGTGTCAAGAAAGAAGAAGTTGAGGTAAGTGAGGAGAAGAAAAATAAGGGTGTGAAGGGAATTGCGAAAGAGTTGGATGCTGCTGTGAAGATGCACACAAGTCAAGCAAAGAGACTTAGAGCTGCTGGTGTATCTGAAGGAAAGGCCGATGGTGATCCATGTTGGGACACTCATAAGCAAGTTGGCATGAAGAAGAAAGGTGGAAGAATGGTTCCCAACTGTGTTCCCAAAAACGAAGAGGTAGAGGTATCAGAAAGACAAAGAGTTATTGAAGCTCTGAGAAATGAGAGTGTTGAGTTGGAGGATGTAGACGGAAAAAAGTTCGCTGAGGTGATCGATGTAGTCACCAATGAAGATCTTGGAATTACAATGTCTGAGGCTGCAAGAATTCCTCAGCAGTATGGAAACATCTATCTGGTAGGATTCAACTGGAAGTCCAGATATATGATGATGAGACTGTTCTTCCCCGAAGTCAAGAAGCCTTCAAGAAAGGATGTACAAGAGGCACTTGATAAAATCTATCCAGGATGTGTAGTACAAAGATTTGACATTGTTCCTTACAAGCCCGGTGAACCCATGTTGAATATGGGTGTAAAAGAGGAGACTGAACAACTTGATGAGAAGTCTGCTGCATGGCAGAGAAAGGAAGGTAAAAGTAAAACTGGTGGTCTAAATGAAAAGGGACGCAAATCTTACGAACGCGAGAATCCTGGTTCTGATCTCAAGGCTCCTCAACCTGAAGGCGGTCCTAGAAAACGATCCTTCTGTGCAAGAATGGGTGGAGTCAAGGGACCAATGAAGAAGCCTGATGGGTCACCTACCCGTAAGGCTTTGGCTCTAAGAAAGTGGAAATGTTGATTGAGATAAGTCCTTAATATTCATATGGCAAATGATGTTTACTTGGGTAATCCCCTTCTTAAGAAGGCGAATACCGCTATTGAATTTACTGAAGAACAAATTCAGGAGTATCTAAAGTGTAGGGAAGACCCTATCTATTTTGCTCGTAATTATGTTCAGATCGTTACTCTGGATCATGGTCTTCAGCCTTTTACGACTTACGATTTCCAAGAGAAATTGATTGACAGGTTTCATAACAACAGATTTAACATCTGTAAGATGCCACGTCAGACTGGTAAATCGACTACCTGTGTCTCGTATCTTTTACACTACGCTATCTTCAATGATAGTGTTAATATTGGTATCCTAGCAAACAAAGCCACAACGGCTAGAGAACTTCTGGCTAGACTGGCAACAGCATATGAGAACTTACCCAAGTGGATGCAACAGGGTGTTCTGGTATGGAACAAAGGTAACATCGAATTAGAAAATGGATCAAAGATTCTGGCTGCTTCTACGTCTGCAAGTGCTGTCCGAGGCATGTCGTTTAACATTCTCTTCCTCGACGAATTTGCCTTCGTTCCAAACCATATTGCAGATGCCTTCTTTGCCTCTGTTTATCCTACTATTACTTCCGGTCAAAGCACAAAGGTAATCATCGTCTCTACCCCACACGGTATGAATCACTTCTACCGTATGTGGCATGATGCTGAGAAAGGTAAGAATGAATATGTTCCCACAGATGTTCACTGGTCAGAGGTCCCTGGTAGGGATGAAATCTGGAGAGAACAGACTATTGCAAACACATCTGAACAACAGTTCAAGATTGAGTTTGAATGTGAGTTCCTTGGTTCTGTCGATACATTGATTGCACCTAGTAAATTAAAGTCTATGGTGTACGATAGTCCACTCCAAAAGAATGCTGGATTGGATATTTATGAACAACCCATAAAAGACCACGACTATGTGTGTACGGTTGACGTGGCACGTGGTGTGGGTAATGACTATTCAGCATTCATCATTGCCGATATTACATCGTTTCCCCATAAGATTGTAGCCAAGTATCGGAACAATGAAATTAAACCAATGTTGTTCCCTAATGTCATCTGGGAGGTAGTCAAACAATACAACAATGCATTTGTTTTATGTGAGGTCAATGATATAGGAGATCAAGTTGCTTCTATCCTACAGTATGACCTTGAGTATCAGAATTTACTGATGTGTTCCATGAGAGGTAGAGCAGGTCAGGTTGTAGGACAAGGGTTCTCTGGAAATAAGACACAGTTAGGTGTCAAGATGTCAAAGACTGTCAAGAAGGTGGGATCACTGAACCTTAAGACTATGATTGAGGGAGACAAGGTTACCTTTAATGACTATGAAATTATTTCAGAACTGACTACCTTTATTCAAAAGAATAATTCGTTTGAGGCAGAAGAGGGATGTAATGATGACCTGGCTATGTGTCTGGTCATCTACGCATGGTTGGTTGCACAGGATTACTTTAAAGAACTGACAGATCAGGATGTTCGGAAGAGATTATATGAAGAACAGAAAAACCAGATTGAACAGGACATGGCACCTTTTGGTTTCATGAATGATGGTTTAGATGAAGGGACTTTTGTTGACTCTGAGGGTGATCGATGGACCACTGCTAGTCCTTATGATGAGTATGGAAGTAATGCTGGTGGATGGGAGCTCTGGAACTATTAATGAATCTTGATGAACAGATTGAATTAAATCATCTATTACTTACTGATAGAAAATGTAAGAGTTGTGGTGAAGTCAAGAACCTCGTAGATGGATTTTATAGAACAAGAAAGGATAGAGGACCAGTGCCATCATCATACTCTTATGTGTGTAAGGAGTGTTTTATAGAATATGTGAGAGATAAAAAGAAGGACAAGTGCCCAAGGTCTCGGTGGGAATATCCAGACTGGTAGTTTTCGTCTTGTTTTCGTCTTCAAAAAGGTCAAATTTCTAAATAATATTAGTTAAATTGAGACCATAGGAGAGAGAAAACATGGCTACTCCTCAATTATCTCCAGGAGTATTAGTCAGGGAAGTTGACTTAACTGTTGGAAGAGCTGAGAACGTTCTTGACAACATTGGTGCAATCGCTGGTCCATTCCCAATCGGACCCGTAAATGAGCCAATTACGATTGAGACCCAACAACAATTCCTGGATACTTTTGGTCAGCCAATTGGAACTGACAGACAGTACGAATACTGGATGACTGGAAATTCTTTCCTCTCATATGGTGGAATCCTTAAGGTTGTTAGAGTCGGTGGTAATAACCTTAATAATGCAAACGCTGCTGTTGGTGGTGCATCTACAACTGTTGTAATTGAAAATCAAGATGATTTTGATCTCAACCACACCACTGATACTTCCTACTACTGGGCAGCAAGAAACCCTGGTGAGTGGGGAACCGATCTGAAAGTCTGTACTATTGACAACAAGTCGGACCAGGTTGTTAGTATTGCTTCTACTAATCCCGGAGCATTGAATCTGGTTGTTGGAACTGCTGTTACCACAACAAGAAACTCTGTTAACATCCCTGGAAATGGTGCTGTTAATACTTTTACAGGTGCTCTTAGAGGTATCATTACTGGTGTTACCACTGATGCACAGAATGGTAACAGTTCTGTTGAAGTTAGAGTTCTTAGTAGAGTAAATCCCGAAGTTCAGGATCTCCTGAATATTGGTGTAACGACCATCTCTTCTGCAGCTGCTGCGGATGCAACCACAATTAATGTGAACAGCACTTCTGGTATTACTACTGGAACCGTTTTCCTGTCTCCCGGCAACGGTGGTATCAAGATTGCTAGTTTTGTAGCTAATACTTCAGTTACTTTGGAAACTGGAATCGGTAATTCACTTCCCACAGTTGGTGCAGGTATTACCTATCAGACCATTGTATCAACTGCTGGAACAGCAACAGCTATAAACTATCAGCGATTCAATGACGCTGCTTCATTCAAAGAGGCTGATGTTCTTACTCTTGCAGATGCATCACAGACATATAGTGCAACTGTAACTGCTGGAGCTGTCAAAGACTGGTATGACGAGCAGACTTTGAGTCTTGAAAACTCGACTATCTTCTGGAGAAGTATTGCTCCAAGACCTGTTGATAACCAATACGTCACTCAAAGAAACGGCAGTAATGACGCACTACACGTTGTTGTAGTTGATGACACAGGTTCGGTCACCGGTGTTCAGGGAAATATCCTTGAATCATTCCTTTCCTTGTCTAAGGCATCTGATGGTGAGGCTGATGCAGATAACCCAACTAAGACCTTCTATAAGGACTTTATTGCACTGAACTCCAAGTTTATCTTCGCTGGTTACAATCCTTCTCAGAAGGAAGATACCTTCCATAACACACTCCCAGTTGCATCAGGTTTCTCTTCTGGTAATACACCAAATAGTGTGGCCGAGGGTCTTTGGGGTCAAGTTGCATTGAACAATAACTTTGCTTCACTTGGATCTGTATCTTACGCACTTAAGGGTGGTGCAGATTATCAGGCAAATGGTGGTATGTCTGCTGACCTATCTAACCTTGTCACTGGTTACGGTCTGTTTGATAATAAAGATGAGATCGACGTTGATTTCCTCTTGATGGGTCCTGGTTTGGAAGTTGAGAGTCAGTCTCAGGCTAAGGCCAACTATCTTATCTCTATCGCAAATGC